GCGTCAGTCCATGGAATATGCACTTCTTCTGAACGTGGTATAATCCATAACATAGCAGTATTACTATATTCTACATCAGGTCCAGAACCATCAAATCTATAAAGTTCACATAAACTCAACCAATATAAAGTTGTACCTTTTGCTAATAATCTAGCAGGTGCATTAGTTGCTCCTAAGAAACCTGGAACTTTCTCTTTCATTGCCCAAGTTGATCCATCTCTAGTTCCAGTATCTACACCTGTTTGTAAAAATCCTATTGTCCACCAACCAAAATAACTAGAATCAAATGTTACGTAGATTTTGCTATCATCTGTAACTGCAACTTGACACGCACTTGCATCTACCCATAAATAAGCACGATCTACAGGACTACGCATTATTTTCTGAGAACTAAGTAATGGTTGCCAGACTCCTGATGTGTCCATCTTTAGAACACCTATGCCGCCGAAATTCAATCCCTCTCCTAATGCTGCGGCAAGGATAGGTGTATTACCATCATTAACAAGATCAAATCCTTGAGTCCACTTCTCATCCCATACAGCAGAACGAGTAAAGAAAAATTCATCCCCAGGAGGATAGTAGTCAGCAAACCTAAATTTGTAAGCTTCTGCCCATTCTGATCCAGTCCATTCATGGTAATACCATTCACCGATTGGTTTATCAAAATCGAAATCTGGACCACTTGGATTGTCAGCATCATACCAAACCATCCAAACAATGGACGGATTTTCTCCTGGTCCATCTTTTGTACAAAATGTCATTGATGTTCCATGAAGTGGATAAACTTGAATTGCTGCTGCATCACCACTAGGTAAAGTAGCAAAAGCGTGAGGATTTACAAATTGTGGTAGTTCTGTATCTACCCAGTCAAACACAGTAGGAGAAGTTTCAATATATCTGTAACAGTACATTAATGATCCAAAATCAACTCCATTAAAAGATAAAGGATCAATGTCTGGATTATTTTGCGTCCATGAAATCCAGGGCACTCCCATAGGAGAGACTGCAATTTGAATTGGACCTGTTTCATATTGTCCTGGTCTAGATTGTTCTAGGTTTGACGCAATAGCTGTAATAGCTCCGCCAACATCTGAAACTGCACCTGATGATCCATCCACTTTAGTTACATGAATTCGCATTTCTCTACGACTAAAAGCACTAAGACTTCCGAATCCTCTACTGTGTACAAAATAAATATCTGTACCATCAGAAGCCATACTAAATCCTGCTACACCATCTACCAAGTTATCATTAGATGTAAATGCACCATCTGGTCCACCAATATTCAACGGATCATTTGTTAGCAAAGACCACGTTTGTGATGATACATCATATTTGATACAAATTAGACGGGCAGCAGCAGTTAATCCTCCTGGTGAACCTGCAACATCTACCCAAATACCACAAACCACATCATCACTATCCAGTATAATCATGTCAACTTGATTATAAGGATCATCATTTACATCTTGTAATTGATGAATTAATGGAATATCTGATTCATCTGTAGCACCCTCTGGATACTCATTTGGTTCTAATAACACAATAGCTGGACCGCTTGATCCACCTTCTTTATAACAATGCCATCTTAAACCATCAATCTCAAATTCATCTGCAAACTCAGGTGTTGTGTCTGATCCATCTTTCCAGAAAGCAAATTCATATTCGTCACCACTTAAAACAGGAACTACAGATGGTCCTTCAATATCAGGATCATATCCACCGAAAGGTCTGTAATCAGTTAATTCAATCCAATTATAGGTAGACTGTAAATTTGATGGACGCATATAAAGTGCAACTGCAATAGGAAATCCATTACGTCTAATTGTACAGTTTACGAAATTGTTTACATCTTCATCTTCATCTTTAATATGAACTTCAAGTTTATACTGTCCGGGTGAAGGAAGTTGATCTCCTGAAACTCTAAATGTCCATTCAGGTTCTAAAGCTGTTACGTAGTTACCATCAGCCGGTAATTCTTCTGAGTTAATGTATTGAGTGCTAATAATCTCTCCACCAGAAAGATCAACTCTTGCACTCGGAGTGTTAACTTCAACAGTTACATCACTTTCAAAACTTTCCCAATTGTAAGCATATCCAAATTGCATACTACCGAATACTTCTGTTTCAAGTTCTGGAAATGGTACTTCACTTGAATGAAAGTGAATAGCCCACATTGCTGGAAATGGAGACCATACATCAGTTAGATATGGTACAAGTGAAGCAGGTGAAAATCCTGTGCTTGATCCAAATTCCGAGAAATCAGGTGAATCAAAATCAAATGAATCTGGATCAGGAATCTCATAAACTGACATACCTGGCTGGAATCTCCAATAATTACCAAATCCAAATTCATCCAAAGGATGAACAAGATCACCTTCTCGTTTAATCAACCAGAAGGTGATTTCAAATTCTTCTTCAATATCCCGAAGGTCTACAATTCCCCAAACACCTTTGTGGCCATCTTCACCAAAATGTATTTCATCCTTCTCATTAGTTTGATAAGTAGCTTCTCTAGTCGAAAGTTCAACTTCGTGCCACTTTCCATCCAATACTAAGGAGAAAGCATCACCAATATTATCATAAGGAGGTGGAGCCATTAGAAGTTAACTGTCACATCACCATTTGTGGAATCAATACCTAACCATGCGGGGATCATTTCCCCGGTCTGCTCTACGTTCCCCACAATACTGATATCTCTGTTAGGTACAAATGGAGGTAATAAACGAAATGCAATAGTTCCTGTTGTACCGCCTGTCATTGTACCTTTTACTTTCAAGTTACTTTTATCAAAAATGGAATATTTGAAAATCTCATAAGGTTCTCCTGCCCAATCCCACCCGTTTTGATATGCAAACAATCCGGTACATTGAGCAGGATCAATTCCGACACCTTCTAATAATCTGCTAGCAAGTGTCTCAATATGACCGCGATTTCTGTTGGCGCGTTCAGATACCCAATCCAAAAAATCTTTACTCTTAGGTTCCAGATTATGAGCCATTAGTAAATCTGATCCAAAGTTAGCTTCATTACCCAATCGCCGGAGTGTGTAATCTCCTGTTGTGTAACAATGTAAGGTGCATCAACTACATGATACGGCATGAAAGCATCTTCACTATCTACGTACACTACCTGACCACAGTGATTGTAGAAACCTACAGTCTCATCAAATGGGTCCATGTAGTGTGGAAGGACTGTAATCGTATTGTCCTTTTGTGGATTAGAATGCAATCCTCCAATATCGTTCGTAGCCTGCTGTACCTGAAATGCAGAACGATAGTATTCGTTCAGTGGGATGATTTCTAGCCACTTACGGAACATTACTCGTGATGGAGTATAAGAATAATACTTCATCAATGCTGCTGTTGGCATACTTGCCGAAGCTGTAGCAAGTGGTCCATTGTTCTGCCAATCAATCTCTAATAGACCATTCTCTCCACTCGGAGTAAACAATGCAATTGGCATTGCACTTTCAGCAGTAACTCTACGCGGTGCATAGAAAAAGATTTTCTTATCATAGTCACAAGTAAAATCAAATCCATAAGGCTCTACTAAACCACCAACAGAACGAATGAAATCAATTACATTCTGAGTGTCACCAATTTGAAGGAATTGTGAAACTTCCTCTAACCATCCTGTACCTAAATAAACGCCAGTGAGTTCAAGTGTCTCAGTAGTTCCATCATACATTGCTGCCAAAACATCTTCAATGATTTCTTCCTGAGACGCTTCAACCCAATATTTGATTACATCTGTAGCTGTCCAATCTTCTGGATCAACTGCATAACCTTCAAAATGATAAGGCTGTTCTAACCATGCTAACCAATCTACTCCACCAAATCTAACTCTATCGTCTCTAGTCTTAAGTCCTACAGGAGCACAAATGCCTCCCTGTAATTCTGAGAAAGTAGAACCATTGTCAGTTGATAATTTGACAATGTAGTCAGTTCGTCGTGGAGCGAATAAATCTTGTGTTAAGTCAGGATGAGATAAAGCAACAGAAAGGTTACAAACTCCCGAATCACTTAGTTTGTAAATAAGTGTAGGTTCTTCAAGAGGAAACGTGCCTAGCACGTCTCCATCGTGATCCATAACATCGTACCAAAGTGTAACAGCCATTTAGAATGTATCTGCAATAACCAGTTTGCCAACATATTTCTTAATTACTTCTGAACCGTTTGTCCATCCTACCCAAAAATCATAATCTCCTGCATCAAGTAAACCACTCGGTCCACCTGAAGAACTGTCAATCAGTGGCATGATTATCATGCCACTAGCAGTAGTAGCTACGTTATCGTAAACGTATGTAGCGAGGTCTGGCTCTCTTAACCAAAATTTCGGAGAGGCAGCAGAAAGATCAGTTGTGATATTTGTCCTATCTTCTAACTCGACAGGCACAATTTCTTTTGATCCTCTTGTGAACGGAACTGAACTAGCCACCTGGTCGTCCTCTCACAGACATTCTAAATCTCCTTTGAAACTTTACGTTCCATCTGCCTGCATTCTGTACAAACCATTTTCTCTTTGCTTCTACAATGTCGAATGAGTCAACACCGAATCTCAGTAGTCCTATTACTAAATCTGTAACACCTTGTGAAGCGAATACTTTACTAGGTAATTTAGATACGCTTATCGCTGCTGTACCCACTGTGGAAAGAGACTTTTCAGGATTTTTCGACATAGTAGCATTACCAGTTCCCGAGCAATCTAGTGTTACGTTAACTGTTGCCATTAAATGACTACCAATGGTCCTAAGTTACCACTAGACCAATAGCCTTCTCTACATGAAAACATTAATTGGAATTCAGAGACAGTTGGAGAACCGATTGCAACATCTAAAGCACCAATATTAGATTCAAGGACACAGTAGGCATAGTAGTTAGTAGCGTCTCCATCCATTACCAGTCTTAACCGAACATGGTCAAAGTCAACTGGATTGGTTGGAGGCGGAACAATATCAAGTTTGAGTGCTTTGTATTTAGTCCACCATGAGGAAGTTGTGTCAGCTAGGATTGTACCATTACACTCGATGGTCATATCTTCGACCATCTTCCTAGTTTTCCAACTACCAGGACTATTAGTTTTAGGGAAATCCCCTCCCGTAACTTCTGGAGTCCAGTTGAATTTAGTGAGAGGGTAGTTTAAATCATCAAGTTCAATTTCGCCGGCGTAACTATCGTGAACTCCGGCAATGTGAATTGAGGTAATCACTTGCGATTCCTCTTGTTATAAGAAGTACGATTTAACGCAGCTTGTACGGCGCGAGGTGTTGCACCATCTGCGTGAATAGTTACTTGATCCCCATGATGAACTACAGATGTTTCCTTACGAGTACCTGCACCTGTAGTTGGAGGCTTGACTTTTTTAACGTCACCCTTCTTATCCTTGACATTCGCCTGAGCAGCTTTCAACTGCATTTGAGCTGCTTTAAGCTGAATGTTTGAAGCGTTAATCTGCTTCTGCCACGGACTCTGCATTGCTTTAGAGATTGCAGAGTTCGCGTTCTTAAGATTGTCAATAAATTGCTTTTGCTGAGCAGGAGTTCCTTTGCGAATTCCCTCAAGCATGGGAAGTGCGGCGGTTCCCTGAGACAGAATGTCTTGAATAACTTTTGGACCTACCCCACGCTTAGAGAGGAAATCAAGATCGCCCATTAACATATCAAACTGCTTCTGTTGTGCAGCCTGATCCTTTAAAATAAAGTCGGCAGGAATAGCAAAACTCTGTCCTACTCCAGATAGCATGGATGAGATATTCTGGAACATTCCTCCAATTGGTCCTTGCATTAAAGGACCACCAAAGACTTGTCCAAATGCTGCGCGAAGTTTATCCTGCATTTCTTCGCGTAGACCCTTCATCTTAAGCTTAAGAGTTTGTACCTTCTGCTGTGCCTTATCTAATGCTTTGGCAGTACGTTCAAGTTCCTTCTGGTGACGTTCATGTTCTCTATTGCTTCTCTTAGTTTCAGCGGTTGCAGCTTTGTCCATTGTTGTAATCTGCTGCTGCTTCTGTGCAAGATCAGTATAAAGGATTGTAAGCTTCTTGATATTATCTGCTGTCTTAGGAAGTTTCTCGAGTTTCGCAATCTGTCCCTGATCAAATTTAATACCAGCTTGTAAGGCTGCACGAATTTTGGCTTCATTTCCAGTAGCCATAGCTTTTGCGAGACTAAGACCCATTTGTGCAGCAGCCATTGCTGCTTTCTGAGTCATACCACTAAAGATGTCAACTCCTGTTAATTCACCTGCAAGCTGCTGCCAACGTTCCAGAATTGACTGAGCGCCAGCATTGTTCTCTTTTTTCAGTTCATTTAATCTAGCCTTCTGTGCTGCTACAAAAGCACCGAAGCCAAACTTCTTGTCAAGGTCTTTAAAGTTTTGTTTATTAGTAAAGACATTCATTCCTGCCTGTCTATCTTTTTCTGCATTTCTTGCACCTGACGACTTACTACCTCGTCCCAAAGCTGCCATTGCAGCCATATTCTGTTGAACCTTACCTGGATCTGATTTAGCTGTAACTGCCATTACTACAGGAACTGTGATACCACCTACTAATGCACCAATAGGTCCACCTACTGCAAATCCTGCGGCTGCTCCTGATAATGCGCCCATTAAGAAATCTTTAGCAGATGCATCTCCAGTCCAAGCGGTTTTAATAACAATTGCAATAGCTCCGATAATAGACAGTTTCTTGAGAAGTAAGAATAGCTGTCCAAAGCGTCCTACAATTCCTACACCACTTGCACCAAATCCAAGAAGTTTTCCAAGACCACCAAGCTTTGCAATAATTAATCCAATTGAACCAATGAGTGCTGCTAATGCTCCACCTAAGAATAAGGCAATAGAACCCCATGCAGCAAACTGTCCAATAATATTTCTTGTGCGAGGGTCCAAATCCTGGAAGCGATGGAACAATGCAGTTACCCAATCCATGAATCTCAACATAACTGGGATTACAGATTGGCCGAGCACAATGGCAAATGCCTTGAACTGGTTAGTTGCGATCTGCCACTGAACACCAGGAGTCTGCATCATTGCAGCTAAAGCATCATTGAATTCTGTCTGGTCGCCACGAATATTCGCTAATGTCTGTCTATAGTTATCTACACCTTTTGCTAAGTTTACTACACCAACGCGAGCATTCTCAGTAGCCTGAATACCTACATGACCAGGACGACCAGTAATAAGGTCCTGTCCTCTTGCAGTAATAGTTTGAATAAGAGTCTGTAGTGTAACGCCACCTTTTTTAAGTGAAGGCATTTGCGTTACCATGATTCCGATAATATCAGATAACTGTCGTAATTTTTCTGCGGCGCCTTTTCCTGTAGTAGCGGAAATGTTGAAAATATCTTCAAAGCCTACTCTGAATTCCTTACGAGACATAATCTGCATCAATCTCGTATATGCAGTTACAGCCTGTGACTGACTTAATCGCTGAGACAAGAATGCAACTGCACCACCAGCTTCTACTAGTGTCTGTCCTGCTGCATTTGCAGCCGCAGCCATTCTACCGAATACTGGCGCGAACTCTGCAAATGATCCCTTACCGAAACGAACAATTGCGAATAGTTCGTTAAGTACCTGATTCTGACGTTTAACCATTGGATCGAAGTTGTTGAAAACTCCGATCAAAGAGTTAGTTGCATCTTCTAGGTCTAACTGTCCAGCTACAGCAACCTTGTTAGCTGCTACTAGAAGTTTACTGGAAGCTACATAACGCTGCTGAGTTTCAGTAAGCGTGGAACTACGATCAATCTGAACGTCCATACCTGACGCAATATCGTAAATGCTGTTAGCCATTTCATTGGCCGAAGCGGGGAATTTACGTGTCAGGTCTAGAATATGTGCTTGTAGAGTTCCTGAAATTTTAACTGTAGCCTCAAAGCTTTCATTAACGCCACGCATCTGAGTAGCTGCATTTACTGCGTCTCTGTTGAACTCAGCAAATTCTGATGATGCTCCACCTGCTGCAACTAAACCAATACCACCAATCATTGCTGCTGCACCACCAGCATGAATAGCAGTTCTAGCTCTTGTTACTGCACGTTCTCTTGAAACAGCGCGAGCTAATGCTGCTTCATTTGCAACCATTTCTCTTTCAATAGCTTTCTGTAAAGCTAACTGTTCTGCTTTCTGTGCAGTAATCTGGGCATTCTCAAATTTCTCGAGCTCGGTTAATCTAAGAATTTCTTTTCTAACTGCCTGCAACCTCATTGTAGTTGCTAACTGAGCAGTTCCAGGCTTCATTCTACTTAAACGATCAGCAAGCTGTAACTCCTGCGCTCGGAATCTAAGCATTTTAGCCTGATTCCCAAGCATCTTTTCACCAACCGCAGAGGTGCGAGCTGTTTCTGCTGCAACAGTTCTTGCCTGTTGTACGGCAAGTTTGTTATGGTCAGCAGCCAGTCTCGCACCCCTGCGCTGTAATTCAGAAGCACGTTCCATTCCACCTAAATCATTAGCGAGTCTACGGATGCGCGAAGTAGCGCGATCCTGAACGCGCATAATTAGATTTAGTTCGTGTGTTCTGAATGCCATTATTCTACAGGTAATTGTTGTTTAGAGTTATGTTCTTCCCAACGTGCATTTGCATCTGATACTGCTTCCAAACGTAACACTGTGCCTTTTGGTTGTTGCATTAAAGACCCAGGCCACGGTAAACAACCAAACTCTTTACAGAGTTTATGAATTGTGATCCAGTAGATACACTCGTTAACGAATTCTAGTTCGAATCCGTACTTGGTGGGATCAACTGTACCGGCTCCGGCTGTTCTGTAGATTTGGAAGCAGCATTCTGAAAATCTTCCATATCCTCAGGTGTATCACCATTGACTTCATCAATATACTTTTCAATTTCCATTCCGATATCTGGACGGAGATTGCGAAGTGCCATTGGAGTATTGAAGTCAACTGGTACTCCACCGATTGTAAGGTTATGATCCGCAATGCATTCACGGAACATATACTCTCGCTCCCAAGTCTGCAAAGATTCAATTGTCATCTTTGCAGTTTGTGGCTGATTTCGTTTGCGCTTGCCACCAACCTGAGATTCCATAGATGCGACAGAACCCTTATCACGACGAACAAGCATGTCGTAATAAGGGAGCTGTCGAATCTTAACGAAAGCACCTTCAAGTGACTTTAGTTCATACGTAGTTAGTTCCTGTGTTACTCCAGCTTCGGGCATTTGTAACTACTCCTGTCTCCTGTTTGTACTACTTATTACGTGATGCTAATTGCTGACTTAACACCGATCTGATAAGCGTCGCCACCAACCTGAACTAGTCCGTGTCCTGTGAAGTTAGCCATAACGATATCTTCGATTGATTCGTTCTCAATATCGTATGCGTCATAAGCAACACGGTTAGCCTGCAACTTAACACCATCAGTTGCAGCAGAGTAAGCTCCACCACCAACTGTTGACTCTAGCTTAATAGCCTTTGTCGTGGAAGCCTTGAAGTTAGTGTATTCTGTCTTATCAACGAAGTCGAGTTCGGAACGAATTTCAAGATCAGTCTTTCCGAACTTAACATAACTTGCAGAACGCTGAGACTTAATACGATTCTGAGCTTCTGCATTGTGGTTGATGTTGAAAGTGAATCCGTTGAAATCTTCGACCTGTGCAAATGTCGGAGTAATACCGGATGCACCAGTATAGATGTTGTGAGAGTCTGCACCAAGTAGATCGGCAGCAACCCAAGATGCTGTAGGAAGTGACTGATCTGCCTCAGCAAGACCAAGAATTGACATTGTGCACTTAAGAACAGCATCATCAATTGTGAACTCATACTGTCCTACTGTGCAACCTGTGAAACCGAACGTAATACCATTTCTTACAGCAGTAATGGAAAGTGTCTTTTGTACCTGTCCTGCGCCAGTCGAGGTAGAACCTGCAACTGTAGGAGTAAAGGTATAGACATAAGGGCCTGCACCAGTTTTAACAATAGCATGACGAGAGGCGTAGCAGAAAAGAAGGAATACATTAGTATCCACTTCCATTTCGATTTCGCCTTCAACATGATAGTAACCTGGCTTAACTTCTGAATCCATTGCCTGCTGACGCAACTGCTGAGAATAGTATTTATCCTCAGTATACTTAAGTGTCTCTCTAAGAACAGGGACATATACCGACGGAGCAACATATGTACCCATTGTAACTTCCTGGGCAACACCGATAAACCCGGTAGCCCCAATTCCAGGCGGCATTAACTATTCACCTTCTTTCTCAGGGCTTTCAGTTGTTGGCTCATCTGATAATTCCGGGTGTGGCTCAAAATCCTCCACAACATCTTCCTGATCTAAATATACAACTTTACCCTTCTGACTACCAACTTTCATAAACTGATTACCGAGGAAATGCTCTTTTAGTTCTCGTCCGTGATTGGCCAAGAACTTTGCTTCATCTTCCTCAGTAATTTCAACGGAGTCTCCACCATTAACTAGAAGAACTCCGCCTACTTCAACCTCCATGCCTTCCGGCATTTCAGGATTATAAAATTCAACTTTCATTTGCGTGGAACCTCCGCTGTGATAAACCTCGCCATGCAATTCTCGTACCAATTACTAAACTAGACTTGTTCGCATTTGGCTGGATGGAACCGGGTCTAATTTCTGCTACATAACCAAAAATTAACTGTGCTGTTTCCAAATCTAAAGGATCAGCAAACCATTGGAAATCAGTCTCCAATAAGGTTTCGATATCTGTTACTAGCTTTAAGTCCTCCTTTGATCTAGTTCTTTTCTTTAAGGTAAGATTTGCATGATATACATACAAATCAATTGTCATGATTACTTCAAAAGTGTGTGTAGAGTGGATTTCCTTATTGAGTGGACCAGGTACTAATACTACAGCAGGATACTTTGGAATCCGCTTTTCATCATAAGCACCTACATAGTTAAGACCTAACTGACCTTGATTCTGAGTTAGCTTGGCTGCGACCATATCGACCGCATCTGGAATTGTGGAGATTAACTGACTCATGCAAAGTCTGGATTGTCAATATCAATACCTGGGCCAATTCTGCCGCCAATTCTCTGGTGCAGAACTCCCGAACTACCTACGTGGAACTTTCGTGTAGCCATTTCAATTCCCTCACTAAACCAAATATCGAATAACTCAAGTGCCTTAGCTTCCGCTTTAACACTCATACCAATATAAGGTCTAGGAGGAATATTCTGCTGTCCTTCTACTGTAGGAGAGTTAGGATCAGGATTAGCTGATGCGTGGAAAGATGCACCGAAATCAACTGATCCTTCTTGATGAACTCTCCAGTATTCAGGCAATTCACTTGTATCATAAAAGAGTGTATCTCCACCAACTACGAAGGCTGAATCAGCAGTAGCCTTACGCTTAAGTTCTCCGTCCCTGGTAAGGATTGGATGCTCGAACCCTTTTTCGTGTTGTTTCCGCTTTGCGTAACTAGGTTCAAGATCAAACCATCCGTCTCCGTCAGGATCGGTTTCTGTCTCAAATCTTTCCCGAATATCATCACGTGCAATCCTTTTAACTGCTCTTAATGGTAATTCAGCATGTTCGATATAACGAGCTAGACTTGTTAATTCTACTGCTGCTTCATCGAAGTTAAGTAGCTGAACTTCAACTGCGTTGAACTGACCAACTACTTGGAGTGGTGGTCCAAAGTCAGTTGCAATAAAAGGCATTAAGAAAACTCTTGTGCAATTGCGAAGAATGGATCAGGTGCTGCTGCGTTAGGATAGAAACGCAAATCACTTGTAATATCGAGGTCGATAGGTTCACCATCGACACCAATAATTACAGTAGCTCCTGATAGGATTTTATCAATCTCCATCAAAGCCTGATTATACAAGTCATTTGCAAATTGTGATCCGTCTGCTTCATCCTCAGCAGCAAGCTTTGAATAGAATTTCGCTGCAACAATCAAACTTGAAATGTGGCGAATGATTCCAGGTGTATCTTCTGGAGTATCCCAATCTACCATAATTGAATACTGAACGGTTGATGCCAGTCTCCCGACAATCAACCGTTCAGCATCAATATGTAAGGACTCGTAATCCTCATCACTACCTTGAGCTTTATCATCCGGTAGATGTGCGTTAACATCATTTGTGCTAGCGAAGGCCATTATCTTTTTCCTTGTCTAACTTATGCTTATAGTTAAGATGCAAGGACCATCCCCAAGCTAACACAGCGATGGTTGAAAATAACGCAATTAATGGAGGATAAATATACTCAAACATGATGAGATAATAGTAGGGGGATTGCTCCCCCTACTACTAGTTGTCCTCCTTAACTTCTTCATCCTCTAGTGAAGTTGCATCCTCAGCTTCCTGAACTGCTTCAAGTTCACCGAGCATAACATCTTCAACATCTTCAAGCTGCTTACGATGCTCTGCAATTACGAAATCAACTGGAGAACCAGTGAAATCAGCAGGCATATCAGGATACTTACGAGAACGAATAGCCCTAGCTTCTACGAGCTGATCGAACTCCTCATCCTCAATACCTAGCTTCTTAGCAGTAGCAGTATCACCAGCTTTAAGAGTACCCTCAGCATGTTTAATGTCTGTCCAAGCGTACATGGTAGCCATTGTAAGTTATCTCCTTTCCTTATACAGCCGCAACTGCGGTCTGGATGAGATAACCAGCAACGTTAGAAACGATCTTCACATCGTATTCATACGTTGTACGATACCAGTCGGAACGAATATCCTCATCACGCCATGTATCAACTGCGCGAATCTCACCGTTAGGCTGCGGATAAACGAACGTCTTAGCAAACGTCTTTGTTCGCTGACCAGGAGTAGGATCAACAAGACCGATCCAAACGTCCTGACCCCAGAACGAAGTAATAGACTCT